TAGGGTCCGGGCAGATCGTCCACCCTTGCTGCTGGTTCGCAACGGGGACTGGCGCAGGTACCTGGGGCGGCCGACGATACACAACACACCAGAAGCCTGGGTTGACGACTTTGCCAGTCACCAGGATAAACTAATTAGTCAGGTACCTAGGAGGTAGCAATGGCTAAGCAGGCGGGTTTCCCGTTCACTATCGACCTGGACAACCCAGCATTGTCCCCCGTAGACATCAGCAACGATGTCACCAACTTCAACTTCGCTACCCCCCGTGGCGTGCAGGACGTGACCGGTGTCGACAAGTCTGCGATGGAGCGAATCTTGCTTCTGGCCGACTTCTCGGCTACCTTGAACGGGGTGTTCAACCCGGACCTGTCCCATGACGTACTGTCGAACCTGGCCGGGGTCCGGACCCTTGGCTTGGAGATCGGGGGCCAGTTCCTGAACAACGAGGTTCTGATCACCGACTACGCACTGACCCGGAACCAGGAGGGATCGTTCAACTGGTCGGCTCCGGCCGTGCTGGCGAACGGCACCATCCCGGCTTGGACCTGATTCTGAACTGGAGAATAGGTACAGTAGCAGTGCTGTTCCTGATAGCACTGCTATTGACCTTTGCGCTCAAAGGAGGTTGAGCAATGAGTACTGAACCCGTCATCATCGACACCAAACAGAAGCCCAAGATCAAGATGGTGCCCTTGTTCACGATCGATGACCAAGAGTACCTGATCCCAGAGAAGATCCCGCCGAACATCGGAATCAAGTTCCTGCTCGACTGCGCTCGGGTCGGGGTGGACGTAGCGCTGGCCCGCGCCATGGTTAGCGTGGTAGGCCAGGATGCGATGACCGCGCTATCCGAATGCGAAAGCGTCGGCGAGGACGAGCTGGCCCAGATCCTGGACATCGTGAAGGACAAGGTCTACTCCACGGTGAACGTCCCAGCGGGAAAATCCTCGAAAGGGCGGCGCAAGTAGCTTGGGTGCTTCAGCACCTGGACGACTTAGACGCTGACTTCCGAGCGTTCTACCAGATCGCCGGAATCGGGGACATGGAGTTTGGTGACCTGTCCTCTGCCCGCTTCTTCGCCCTGGCGGAGCGTTGCGTGTGCTACCCTGGAGCCGTCAGGTCCGTTTTTATCTCTGAGTTGGCTGAACAAGCTAGCGAGCCGGAGGTACAGGAACCGGACGAGGACGAGCAGCTTGCTGCCAGCCTGAGCATGGAGGCACTGTAGTGGCCAGGACCCATGTGGTAATGGTACCGGGTTGGCAGGGTAAAGTAGATGCGGTCGTTTATCCGCACAGGATCCACCTGGCCGAAGAGATCGCGGAAGACGTTCGTGGCGGCCTGATCAATGGCGGGCACGTGGTAACTGGAGATCTGCTCCGGTCGGTCCGGCAGATCGGCCCGAAGGTGTTCATCGGGACCGACCACTGGGCAATCATCGAGTATGGGTCCCAGCCACACTTGATCAGAGTCAGGAACCGCAAGGTGATGTCGGACCGGGCAAACATCTACGGCAAGCGCGTCAAGCACCCGGGGACTCGGGCCTACGCGCCGGTACGGCGTGCTACCTTCCAGCGAAGGGCGTTGTACCTTGCCTAGCTTCCAGATCGCTGAAGGCCATGTCGAGATCGAAGCCGACATTGATCACGGCCAGATCAAGATGGCCGCGCAGCTCGCCGGCCGGATGGCTGGCGAGGCGCTGGGCGGGGCGATGTCCCGTGGGGCACGGGATACTGTCGATCGCGAGAAGGACAGCTTCTGGAAAAAGATGCTTACTCCCAGCCCCAGCCTGGTCCGGGCGCTGCGGACAGGCATCCCCGACGCGCTAGGCTCTCCAATCGGCGCGTCAGGTCTGGCACTGGGCGTCACCTTCGCAGCTTCGTTCATCTCCGCGATCATCACCAGCGGCATGTTCGCACTAATCCAGGCCGGGTTCATCGGCCTGGCCGGGTTCGCTCTGCGCAAGAATGAAGAACTGGCCGGTAGCTTCAAGCGACTAGGAGTTCGGGCCAGTGAGTCACTGGAGCGTGCAGCTGAACCGATGATACCCGCGTTCGAGGACGCGCTGGACACCATCAGGGCGATGTTCGGCCCCCGGATCGAGGATCCGCTGCGCAAGATCTTTGAGGGAATCGCACCAACCGTCAAGCCATTGGCCGAAGGTGTTGTCGAGATGGTCGGCCGGATCCTCGATTCGCTGGCTACCCCAAGGTTCTTGACCGGGTTCCGGACCGTGACCGATTCGATCTCCCGTGAGCTGCCCCGGTTGGGCGACTCGTTTGGCGAGCTGTTCGGGGACCTGGCTGATAACGCCGACGACATCGCCGAAGGTTTCAAGAATGTAATAACCGTGACGGGCGGTCTGATCGGGGCCATGGGAGGGCTGCTGAACGTACTGACCGACGTGTTCAATCGGTTTGCGGACATCGGGGGTGCAGCAGCCGATCTGGGTAATATCTCCACCGACGCGTTCAACAAGGCAGGTGGGGAAGCTGAGAATTTCTGGGGGGTTATCGGCAATGTAGCCGATATGGTGAAGGACGCGGTCGGCATCGGTATGGTCGAGAACTTCATGAAGTATATCGGCGTGATGGAGGACACCAGCGACGGGTCCACCAAGCTGATGAAGAAGACTGATCGGGTGAAGGAGGCCGTTCTTGGCACATCTGCCGCGATGCGCGAAGATGCGGTGTCCGCAGCCGAGGCGCTGGAGGCCAAGCTAAAGACCTTGAAGGAAGAGATGGACGCGGCCAACGCCGCTGCCGAGGAACTGGAGAGCACCTTCTTCGACCAGGCCCGTGGGGCACTCGACCTAGACGAGAAGCTGGACGGTCTGAAGGAAGCGACCAAGGAGGCCACGGAAGCGGCCGACGATCACAAGAAGGTCAGCATCGAAGAGCGTACGGCGCTGCGCAACATGGCTAACACATCGCTGGACGTGATCGAAGCGATGATCGGCCAAGGGAAATCCACCGACTCGGTGGTCAGCAAGACCGAAACCGCCCGCGAAGAGTTCATCAGGGTGGCCCGGCAAATGGGTTACACCCAGACCGAGGCTAGGAAGCTGGCCGACAAGTACGGGCTGATCCCGAAGAACGTCAGGACCAAGGTCGACCTGATTAATGACGAGCGAGCGAAAGCAAAGGCAGCTGCAGTCGCGGCAGCGATTGCCAAGATCAAGAGTAAGATCGTGACAATTACCATCAACGAGGTTCATCAAAGAATCTACCGGACCGGTGAGGGCGGACATTTCACCGAATTTGCCCATGGTGGGGTAGTCGGCGCAGCCGGCAGGGCCGGCCTGCAGATGGCTCAAGGTGGCGGTCCCCGATCCAACCAAGTTATGGTCGGGGAGCACCGCCCAGAGGTGCTGGAACTGCCATTCGGTACCAGGGTCATCCCGTCGATAGATCAAGCCAGGGGGCCGGCCAAAAGCTCGACCGACTCGTGGGCGGGAAGTGGAGGGAGTCCAACCATTATTGAACTGAGATCTGGCGGGTCCCGGCTGGACGACCTGCTGATGGAGATCCTACGGGAATCGATCCGGGTCAAGGGCGGCAACGTCCAGATCGTTCTTGGCAGTAGCTGATGGCCACCCCGATCACTACAAAAGTCGAGCTGCACTACGATGGTGTCTGGAACGATGTCACCGCCTACACCATGGTTCGGACCGATCAGGGGTTCGTCGGGCTAGGCCGGGGCAGGCCGAACGAGGCGCAGCAGACCCAACCATCGAACTGCAACTTGATGCTGAACAATCGAGATGGCCGGTTCTCGCCGCGTAATCCCACCTCACCGCTGTTCGGGAAGATCGGCCGCAACACTCCGCTCAGGGTGTCAGCGGTAGAGTCGGTGGACACGGCTCCAGCGTTCGACGCGATAGGCACTGTGACCAGCGGAACCGGCAACCTCAGCTGGACGCACACTCCAGCCGCTGGTAGCCCGGCCGGGATCCTGGTGTTGATCGCCCAAGGGTCCGGGATCACGGACGAAGTGACCGGGGTGACCTACGGCGGGATCGCCATGACCGAGGTCACCGGGTCGCCGCTGGCCGCTGACGCCGGGGCCGAGACGGGCGCGCTGTACGCTTATTTCCTTGGAGAGAACGTGCCAGCCGGTGCGCAGGCCGTCGTGGTCAGCGTCAACGGCACCGGCTCAACAAAAGATGCGATGTCGATCTCGGTCACCGCCGATTCGACGACCACCGTGGTCGAGGATACGACCACGCTGGACTCTGCCGGTACCGCTGACCCATCTGTCACGCTGACCACCACGGTGAAGACGTACATCGCTGGTGTCTTACTGTCCGGTCATGATTCTACCGCGAGCACAACCCCGGCAGCTGGGTACATCGCAGGATCAACCCTCGACTTCGGCACTCAGATTATGGAAATGGCGTACGCTGCCGGGGCAGCATCAGCGGGCAGCCCCACGATCGGTTGGACCGCCACCAGCGAAGAAGCCGCCATACTCGGCATCGCGATCAAGAATGGCCCGCAGATCGCCAGATTCACTGGTGAAGTAGCCAAGTGGCCACAAATGTGGGACTCAACTGGAACCGATATCTGGGTACCGATCGAAGCTGCTGGCATCATGCGGCGGCTAGGACAGGGCAGCAGCCCCCCGGCCAACGGCCTGAAGAACACGATCCTAGGGCTGAACCCCCGCGATTATTGGCCGCTGGATGACAGCAGGGGAGCTCGTGATGGTGTCAACCTGGGACGTGTCGGGGGTCTGCCCCACTTCAAGAACACCTGGTACCTCAAGCCCCGGCGCACCCCCATCTACGAGTTTGGAGTTGGAGATCTAGACTACCTGGGAACCGGGCTCCAGATCACTCTTACTGATACTGGTGAAGATCTATACGCCAGCACGGTCTACGCCAACATCGCCACCGACCTAGCTGTCGACTTTGTATGGCGCACTGAGGACCTGTATGATTTAGTTGTTGGCTTGTACAGCTTCGAAGTCGGAGGGAGCACCGATGTCTACCTAGTCAGCTTGCTCAGCGACGACACCATTGATGTAACTAGAAGGGTGATCACCGGCAGCTCGGTAGTAGACACTCCCCTTGACTCCACTGCCGCCTTCAGCAGTATATTTACTGACAAGCAGGTCCATCACTTCCGCTTTCAACTCTCGGAGAATGGCAGCAACCTCGACTGGGCGCTCTACATCGATGGGTCGGTGGTCTTATCGGGAACCGTCAACTCCCAGGCATGCGATGGGCTAGTAGAGGTCAGACTCAATGCGGGGGACGCTTCTAATGATATTCCAGTAACTTTCGGCCACCTGGTGGTCTGGGCCGATGGCGCTTCAGCATTCGATCCACCCGGGATCCCAGCGCTAGCCGACATGGTGCTGGCAGCCTCCCAGTACAACAACGAGACAGCCGGGAGAAGGATCGAACGGCTGTGCTCGGAGAACGACATCGTGTTCAGTTATGACGGGGACCTGGACGACACGATGCCGCTGGGGCGGCAAAACGAGGATAATCTACTGTCCGCATTCCACGCGGCTGCAGAGGCTGACGGCGGAATGCTGATCGAGCCTCGAAACCACCTGGGTCTGCACTACATTACCAAATCCGCCCTGTACAACCGAGCAGTAGACGCTACGCTCGATTACACCAGTGGTGTATTCTCCCAGGTACCGATCCCCGTCGATGACGACGCCTATACTCGTAATGATGTGACCGTGAACGGGGGATCTGGAGGGAGCGCAAGAGCAATCCAGGAGACCGGTCCATTGTCGATCGAGGATCCACCAGATGGAGTGGGGCGCTACGATACCAGCGTTCAGGTCAACGTTGGGCACGAATCGCTCCTGTCAAACCAGGCATCGTGGAGGTTGTCGTTAGGCACGATAGACGAACCTCGGTTCCCGTCCGTTCCGATCGGGATGCACCACCCATCGGTCAGTGACGACGCTGCACTGAAAGCCAGCATCCTGGGGATCGATACTGGCAGTCGGATCCAGATCACCAATATACCCACCTGGGTCAGTTTTAACACTCTGGACCTACTGGCGCTAGCAGTCAACGAGCGGTTCAACGGATTCTTGTGGTACCTTGAGCTGGTTTGTGCCCCATTCTTCCCCTACCTGGTCGGCGAATATGAAGCAGCCGAAGGTGAAACCTACCGGTACGATACTGCCGGCTCATCGCTGGCATCAAGTTTCGAATCCGGGGTAGACACTTCCATGTCGGTCGATATCGATATTCTGCCGCTGTGGACCACCGATGGGGATGAAGTGCCTTTCGACATTGAATGTGGAGGGGTCCGTCTGACCGTCACCGCGATCTCCGGCGCGAGCTCGCCACAGACATTCACCATCACACAGACCCCGGTCAACGGGGTAGAGAAAGTGATTCCGGCAGGTACGGCAGTATCGTTGTGGACTAAAGCCAGGTACGGGCTGTAAAAGGAGCAATTGATGGCGCAAGCAGGAGAGACGATTATCGCCGGGAGAATCCCCGGGGAACGGATCGCGACTACGACCAGATCGTCCAACAGCAGTGGTATCACTACCACCGAAACTGTCGTCGACTCAGTCACTGCCTCCCTGGTAGAAGGCCGCACCTACAAGATCCGCTGGTTCGGGCAGGTATTCTCGTCGGTGGCCGATGGATACACCCGGCTACGGATCAGAGAAGACAGCGTAAGCGGCACCGAAGTGGACCAGCGGCAACGAAGTACCGACATCGCGGCCAACCAGGCATTTCCCGTGATCCTGGAGGGGGAATACATCGCTGTCGCCACTGGCAGCAAGACTTTTGTCGCCACCTTGGTCCGGCAGGCGGGCACCGGCACCGTTACCGCGCAGGCCGGTTCAGCCAACCCGACCAGATTAACCGTCGAATACGTATCTGGCTAGGCGTGGAACATACAACGCGGCCTGGCCATGATGGTAGCGAACAGATCCGGAACTGAGTGCTGACCGATGGCGTAGGTATTCGGCGGCGACCAGGCCCCGTAGGCCCGGCAGGCGTTGATTACCCGGTTCGAGATCGTGGTCGACCCTGGATTGTCCCAGCTTTCAGTGACCTTGGACAACCTGGTGTCAGACCAGTACCAGGGAAGTAGGTAGTAACGTCGATCTCCGAACTTGGCCGGGTCGCTGTTCCCGAGGGACAGGACAGCGCGTCCAACGGCCAGGTGATCGGCATGATTGTCCACCGTATGGGTATGGGTCTTTAGTCGGACGGCTCCGCCCGGGTTGATCTGCGCCGCAACTGCTCGAATCGCCTGTTCAGCGCTAGCCTGGGTAACCCCACCGTCCGGCAAACCAGCTTCATGGATCTTGACTGCTCCCAACGACCGGACCGCATTAACAGCCTCAGCCAACCGAGCGGCTCCAAATTGGCTCGGGGTCAGCGGCTCGTACCCTTCAGCCGCTGGGTTGTGAGCCACCTTCCACCAGCCCCCGCTGATCTCCCCGTTGATTCGCCCACGGGCTCCGCTGGCCTCGCCCCTGGTAAGCCAGAGCAGATGTATGTCCTGGCCGGCCGCGATATGCTCGGCTAAGGCCACCCCCATCGCTAAGATCTCATCGTCCGGGTGAGCAGCCACGAACAGGGCTGGAGTGTTCGCTACCGCTGCCAGAGCCTGTCTCGATCTAACTAACGGAGGAATACTCAGTCCGGCTGCCACCGTTCCCATCAGCAGGGTTCTTCGTGTGATGTCCATACCTCAACCCTAGCATTGGTGACGCACGCGCGTCAAGTATGTGGTTGACGCGGATTAGTCAGAAGTGGTAGCCTTGGACTATGAACGGTCCTCGTGACGAAGCGCCTGCCGTCCCCGGTGAATGGGGGGTCGACAGCGATCCGTATACTGAAGAAGATGGAGTCGGCGACGATGTAGACCAGCCGCTCCCCGAGATTCCTGAAGATTCTGATGGCTAGGCCCAAGTACCTGCCCCGCTCGTGGTGGGCCGATCCAGACTGGACCCGAGGTGGCGCGCAACTTGTCGATGATGACCTGTGGCGCCTAGGCAACGTTCAGCATTACCCGGGCCGGGCCAGCAACTTCGGGGTGCTATCGCTTGAATCGCTGCGCCGGAACCTACGCGGCTGGTACCTCTACCATGTCAAGACCCGGGGCTGGGCTGATATCGGCTACCAGACCTGTACATCGCTTACTGTCGATGGTCCAGTAATCGTAGACCTACGGGGAATCGGCCGTGTCCCGGCCGCTCACGCCTCAGCCAGCAACCCCCGAGCCAACTGGCACGGTGGGGCTAACCTCTGGACGATCGGGAACACCGAGATCATCGAGCCGGAACTGATCGAAGCCTACCAGGATTTCCGAACCCGGGTCTGGCTACCACGCTGGCCGACCGGCACCGGGGTGACCCACCACCGACTGGTGCCTGGGGCTCAAACCTCTTGTGCCGGCAACCAGATGGACGGACTAGTCCGGTCTGGGATCCTAAAGAAAGCCCCACCCACGGAGGAAGACATGGCAACATTAGACAGTGACGACCTAGCCAAGATCAGAGGCATCGTTCACAGCGAGGTCGAGGAACTACTGAAGAACGCGCTATTCCGACCCACCGGCTGGCAGTCACCAGGGGTGTTGTCCTATATGCACGAAGCTGCGAATTGGGGTCCGAACGTCAGCCTTCGGTACCTGCTCGAAACCGCCCTTGAACGCACAGACATCTCCATGAGGCGACTCGGTGCAGATGTCGGTCAAGGGGTGCCTGACCCCATCGTCCTAGACGACCCAGAGCCAGAGCCGGACCCTACCTGAGCTCGTCCGAACAAGCTCTAATTCGGGCGGGCTTCACCGATCCTGCTGCGCGCCGGATCGCCAAAGCGGTCGGTTATGCAGAGTCCAAGGGCTGGAGTCTGGACGGCAGGCCGTTCGTCTACACCGACGCGGTGGGCGACCTCTCATTGATCAACGAGATCTGGGGTCCCTCAATTGGCTGGTTCCAGATCAGATCCTTGCGCGACCCCCAGTCTGGTAACCAGGCCGACCTGTGGCGGATCGCCTTCGCGCTACGGCACCCTGATTACAACGCCACAGCTGCCCGCGTGATCTCCAAGGGCGGGACTGACTTCTCACTCTGGTCCACCTTCCGTAACAGGACCTACGAGCAGTTTTTGGGCCTGGATTACGAGCTGCGCACCGGCCACTCTCAGGCCGACAAGTGGAGCAGTTGACGCGAGTGCGTCATCCATGATAAGATGGTCGTAGGCCGCCGGGGATGGGCGGACGAGGCACTCCCCGCCCCCCGGCGACTGACAAGATCGGAGGAATCGGATGATCACTGTAGGTTTGGACGTCTCGCTGGCTAAGGCCGGGTTGGCCGCTGTTGGCGACCTAGCTTTGTGCACCGCGAAGTTGGAAAACCCCCCGCCGAAACTGGCCAAGGGGACGAAACCGACCCTGGCTCAGCGCGCCGATCGAATCGACCGATTCCAGGACGAGATCCTGGCATGGGTGTACGACCTGGCACCCGATCTGGTCGTGATCGAGCAGCCAGCCTACAGCAAGAACACGCAGACCCACGACATGTCCGGGGTCTGGTGGGGGGTGGTCGGCGCACTGCGCCGGATGAGCTACCCGGTGGCCGAGGTCTCGCCCAGCGTCCGGCCGATCTACGCGGTCGGCAAGGGCTCGGGCAAGGGTACCGACAAGGACTCGGTGATGGCCGCCGTCGTGAAACGGTACTTGAACTTCGACGTGACCGGCAACGACGTGGCCGACGCCCTGATCCTAGCGATGATGGGCTCGCGGCACCTGGGCATGCCCCTGGACGACCCGATGCCGCAGACCCACCTGCGGGCGATAGACAGCGTCCGCTGGCCGTAATAAACGATCCCCTAGTAGTGTAAATGGTTGCACACAGAGGGCCGGGAACCTAGGATAACCCGCGTCCCGGGAGGTCTGGTTCGAATCCAGCGGGGGAGCGAAACAGTAGGGACAACGATCGGAGGACACCATGGAATTGAGGAACGAGTTGGCAGCCGAGCGCAGGAAGATCGACCGGAAGATGGTCAAACTGGAAAGTCTGCCGGACGGACGGCTCCTACCGAACAACACCGTACTGGTCCTGCGGGTCCGGTTCGAACGCAACCCGAAGATTTACACCTACCTGGCGCTGAAGGTCGGGGGCCGCTGGTTCTTCACCGGCCGTGGCCCACATGATGCCGGGTGGGGCGCGGTCGAGCGCTGGATGATCGCTGATGACAAGACGGTGGTGTCAGCCTGGACCTACCACCTGTACAGCGACGGCGAGCTGTCCACGACTGAGCCTTTCCCCCGAGCACGCCAGGTGGCCCGCAAGCACTACGGGACACCAAGCGTTCCATACGACGACACAGACCGGATCTACGGCGAGGAAGGAATCGAATACTGATGGACTTCAACAAGTGGTTCAACGACCTGCACGAGCGGGACCGACACCCCAGCACGCTGGAGAAGGCCCAGTGGTTCGCGTTCGAGCACCTGCCGAGACATCTGCAACCGTACAGCCGGGAGGTATGGCACTTCGCCGCGTACGTGATCGACAGCTTGCCAGACGGACCCCAGCTGACCCTGGGATTGCAGCGCCTGATCGAGGCGAAAGACTGCTTCGTCCGGCAGGCGGTTACTGCGATCCAGGCCCCGTCCAATGGGTAGCCGATACCGGGTCCCGACCATCCCAGGCAACGCCCGGCTGCTACTATCCGAACGGGCCAGCCACGCCGAGTGGCTCAAGTCCCGCAAGTCCGGGATCGGCGGATCCGACATCGGTGCCCTGCTCGGGGTCTCGGAGTACGCCACCTCGTTCAGTGTGTGGCGGGACAAAGTGGGCGAGTCCAAGGACATCTCCGGTCGGCCCGAAATCGAGTGGGGCCACCTGCTAGAGGATCCGGTCGCACTGAAGGCGGCCAAGGAACTGGGACTGACTGCCCGGACCGGGGGCGGGCTGTGGCAGCACGCCGACCACCCGTTCGCGCTTGTCACGCCGGACCGGATCGCCACCAGGCGCCGGTCCTGGACTGGCGTCGGGCTGATCGAGTGCAAGACGGCCGGCAGCGACGAAGACTGGGCGGAGGGCCACGCTCCGCTGGCCTACCAGGCCCAGGTCCAGTGGCAGCTCGGTATCACCGGGTTCGACATCGGGTGGCTGGCCTGCCTGGTACTCGGCTCTAGCCGGGACTTCTACCTAGTCGAGATCAAGTTTGACAAGGACTGGTTCGGCGAAATGGTTGAAGTCGCCCGCAACTTCTGGTACCAAAATGTAGTGGCGCTGGAACCCCCGATGATTGATCTAGCCCACCCGATCACCGACGAGATCCTGAAGGAACTACACCCGAAGGTGATCCGGCCGGCGACCGATCTGGAGGAGGACGCGATCGAGTGGGCCAGGGAGTACCACCGGGCCAAGCACGAGCTGGAGACCGCTGAACGCCGGGTAGAAGAGATCAAGAACTACTTCCGGATGCAGCTACAGGACGCGCAGCGCGGTTACGTTGGGGAACAGATGGTAGTTTCTTACCCAGAAGTGTCTCCCCGGCGAGTCAGCGTGGAGCTGTTGAAGGAGAAGTTCCCGGAGGTCTACGAGCAGGTCATAGTCCGCAACACTCACCGCAGGCTAACCATCGCCAAGGTTCCGCACGAATGAGCAAACGGAATGGTGTCACGGTCCGAGGGTCGACAAATCGGAGCGAGCCAAGCCGTGGGGATCGCAACCAGCGCCGCAAACGTAAGCAGTACCTGCTCGACAAGTTCGGAGACGGCACCACCGCTCCCTGTTCATACTGCAGGGCCGACCTAACGATCGAGACTATCACCACCGACCGGCACCCGATCCCAGGGTGCCAGGGCGGAACCTACGCCCTGGACAACATACGCCCGGCCTGCGGGCCGTGCAACTCCAAACATGGCGGATCGATCCGCCGCAACGGGAAGGAAGCAGTATGAGAAACAAGTTCCTGGCCGCTCTAGCGTCCCTGGCCTTAGTGTTCGGGGTGTCATTAGCCGCCGCACCGGTCGCCAGCGCCGCGAACTGCCGGTACATCAACGTCTATGAGACGATCGACACCGAAGGTGGGGACCAGAGCGTCCGGGCCAGCATCTACGCCTGTGATTACGGTTCATACGAGCGAGTCGAGTCGGTAGCGTTCTACTTCAACACCTCGTTCATCCGCAAGCTGTACGACTCAGGGTCTGGTGACAGTAATATCCGCCAGGAGTGCGGAAACGGGACGGACACCACGATCTTGAACAGGTCGGCGTACTACAATGGCAGCCGGTACTACACCACCCAACCGTATTGCGCTGAGCCAGTTCGAGTGACGTTACGTCTCACCGTGGACACGGTCCTGTACCCCGATCAGAACTACAACGAAGCAGTTACCTTCTAGCCATTGCGCGTCGTGTCCACGACATGATACGATGGAGTTTCACAGGTCGGAAGGGGCCGGGGAACAACACTCGGCTACGGCAGCCCCGGTCCCTTCCACCGACAGCCAACCAGCCAGCTAGCTCGCTAGCCAGAACCAGGAGGCAGTCAGATGACAACCACACGAGCCAAGGCCAAGCCCCGCCCCGCCGAGAGCGATCCGGTCGACGAGATCCGCGAGTCGGTAGCTGACGAACTGTCGGTAGACGATGCCGACACCGACGACCTGTTCGACGAACTCGACCAGGCCGACGACCTGCTCGATGAAGTCGAAGAGGACGACAGCGAAGGCTGGGTTCCCGAAGAGCCGGGCGAAGGCATCTCCGGCGTGCTGACCAAGATCGGCCGGACCAAGAGCGACTTCGAAGAGGACCCGGACAAGGCGATGGTGCCGACCTGGACCATCAAGACCAAGGACGGGACCAAGTGGCGGGTGATCGGCTACGGAGCCGTACTGCGCCGCGAGATGCAGGACGCCGAAGAGACCGGGCTGGAGATCGGCCACCTGGTTGCGATCAAGTTCTTCGGTGAGAAGCTGATTAAAAAGGGTCGGTTCGCGGGCAAGCCGTACAAGCACTACGGCGTGGCGCACCGCGCACCGCGCACCGACTGATCCAAGCACGAACGGTCGAGATCCGGAAGGTCCGGCATGCCCCGATACTGGTCGGCTGATGAGGCTTACCAGGTCGGGCTGCGGGGGGCTTCAATACCTCCATCTCGACCGTTCTGGTCGGACCAGAGACTCTGTGGCCACATCGGATGAGTCTCCCGACAGCCTGCAGCGATATCCGGCGCGTGGCAGGCACATAAACTACCCGGCCGGTGGAGTTAGTGGGCGGCGTTTCCTCCGATCCGCCGATCCCACCTTCCCGCAAGGGACCACCGGCCGGGTTCCCGTAATCAAGATCGGAGGCGGGAGATCGGAGGTTCGCCATGAAGGCTACTTGTCCACGGTGCGACGCTGCATGGGGCGGAGAGAAGCCCGAGCACTGCACCGTCTGTCACCGCACATTCGGGTCTACGATCGCGGGGGACGCCCACCGGATCGGTGACGTCGGTACACACACCGGCCCCAACCGCAGACGCTGCATGACCGATGAAGAGATGGCTACCAAGACGATCAGCAAAGGTGCGGACGCCGGACAGCCCTGGTTCGTCGGTAAGCCCAACAGGTACGGGACCGTGATCTTCTCGCGGAATATCCCCAGTCGCAAACCGCCCGGCTCGTGGGCACCCGGGTACGATCCAGTGGTGAATGCCTGATGCTTAGCCTACGCGGATACCAGCAGGACGCGCTCGATGCGATCCTGAAGGACGAGGAACAGGGCTATCGCCGGGTGCTGCTGACCCACGCCACCGGGCTCGGCAAGACCGTCACGTTCTGCCACTTCCTGGCCGGCCGGAGCCACCGCTCGATGGTGCTGGTGCACCGGGACGAGCTGGTCCAGCAGACCCTCAGCAAGATCCGGATGATCGCACCGGAGCTGCAGACCGGGGTGGTCAAGGCCGAGCGGAACGAGATGGACGCCGGCCTGATCGTGGCGTCGGTGCAGAGCCTGGTCCGGCGCACCGATGACCTGCCGTCCGATATCGGCACGATCGTGGTAGACGAGGCCCACCACGCAGCGGCCGACAGCTATACTAAGATCCTGACCGAGGCCCGGGCGCTACGAGACGGCACCGAGGTGTTTACCCTGGGCGCGACCGCCACCCCGGAGCGGGCGGACGGCCGGAGCCTGTCGATGTGGCAGAAGGTCAGCCACGAGATGGGAATCCTACGCGGGATCCTGGACGGCTACCTGGTCGATGTCCGGGCGCAAACCATCGGCACCGAGGCCGACCTGACCAAGGTCCGCAAGGTGGCCGGCGACCTGAACCAGAGCCAGCTGGCCACCGAGCTGAAGAAAGCCGACGCTTTCGGAGACGCGGCCGAAGCCTACGTCAAGTACGCCTACGACCGCAAGGGCATCGCATTCACCCCGACAGTGGACACCGCCTACCAGCTATCCAACGAATTGAATGCCCGAGGGATCCGGGCCGCCCCGATCGACGGCAAGATGGATATCGAACGCAGGCGGGAGCGGCTGACCCAGCTGCGCGACGGCGATCTTCAGGTGATCACCAACTGCGCGGTGCTGACCGAGGGATTCGACGAGCCGTCGATCTCTTGCATCCTGCTGGTCCGACCGACCCGCAGCCACCCGCTGTTCGTCCAGATGGTGGGCCGTGGTACGCGCCCTTACCCGGGTAAGCAGGACCTGCTGGTCTTGGACGTGACCGGGGCGACCGAGCGAAACGACCTGATCAGCATCGCGGACATCGCCGGCACTGTCCCGAAGCCCGACGAGCACCTGTCGAAGACGGCGGAGCGGGCCGAGAAGGAACAGGCCGACCGCGAACAGCGGGAGCTGGTCCGAGCACGCCGGACACGGGCGGTAGACCTGTTCCGATCCCGGATGCGCTGGCTACCGGTCAAGCCCGGGTTCTGCCTGCCATTGGGGGAGAGGCTGCTGGTTCTGGTGCCGACCGGACCGGAGCAGTGGGCGGCAGTGGTGAAAGAGCGCTCGACAATCCAG